AGTCCGTGAGAAGCATCCCTTATTAGAGACAAGGAGGCGAACCCCGTCCAATTTGGGTTGAACATAAAAGGGTTCTGAAATATACTTATGACGATCTTCCCACTTATTGGCCAACATTGGGAGGATTTGGACACCCTTTGTATTCTCATTGTTCCACATAGTTCTAGCCCGTCCAAGAGCCTTTTCGTACCCAGTCTTGACATTGGTTCGGGAAACGATGGTCTTGTCACTCCCCACCATACCCGTAGTCTTCACGATATCCGCCGTACCATCGCCGAGATCCTCTACGTGAATATCGGTAAATCTTTGGCGACCATTCTTGTCATTTCTAATAAGGCGTTCCATTATACGTGTAAATAATTTCTCAACTTTAAATATGATACCAGTTGTAAATTATGGTAGAATGGAGCGACTTAGGCCTCCTGAGCGCACGAATATTCCTATGAATGCAAACACTGTGTGTATTATTATAATAATTCTATGTATTTTAGGTATGTATAACAGAGCTGTAAAGATTAGTCAATCGCGTGAGCAATCTTATACTTTAGACATTTTGATGCCGACAAAAAGAGGTCTTTCTTCATCAATTTCTTAAACTTCTTCTCTGGGATCTCAGTCTTTGACATATACATCTTCTTGAGAGAAGTCATGAAGGTGTCACAACTCTTCATCTCATTCTTGAGATCTTGATACTTCCCCCAAAACTCTGTGGTCAATTGATGAATGAGAAGGTACGCATTTTCACCCATGCGACGTTCTGATCCACCCAAAAACATAAAAGTAGCCGCAGAGCAGCAGGCGCCTTGAGCAATGGTGACAACCTTGACCCTCGACTTCTCAAGGACATTCTTGAGAGCAAACCCTGAGAATATATCCCCGCCATCACTCATAATGTTGACGCGAATTTCAGGTTCGTATCCAATGAGATCCGCCTTTTGTTTGAGGAGATGTATTTCCAATTTTCGGAAACTCTCCACAAACTCGAGGGTATTCTCTGGTGTAATCTCCCCATAGAAGTGAATCTCATTACCAATGGTCTTTGTGACCTCGGGCTCCTCCTCTTCGATCATCTTTGGTGCTCCATTCAAGATGTTTTCAAACATCTTTTCAACCCCTTTGTTCGATGGCATTCTTGAGAGCTTTCTTTACTCTCGTTACGTCCCTCTGTTTTAACTTATTTCCGACGGCAAGGTGGTTCATGACATCAAAATCTTGTGGAGTTAAACCATACTCCAACATTGGTTCTATATCTCCAACTTCCGCGTACCGCTTCAACAGACCGAGGGCATCTATATCTAATTGTGTACCACACCGTCTCTGAATATCCCTAAACTTTTGACTCCGCATCTTGTAATTGCCATACTTTGTCCATGAACTTCCTGGTCTAATACGGTCTTTCACAAGAGGTCTACTAAGGCAAGTCTTTGGGATTGAGAGGGCATTCAGTATAAAATAGGGCATAAGATGCCAATCTCCCGATGAATACATTTGAACGTCATAAGTATCGGCATCTGCGAATGCCTGTGAAGCCCTCGTATAGTCAACCCCACTTGAATCCAGATAGTTTTCTTGAAATATGTCCCATATGTGACCGTGTTCATGAATCTTATCTGGAATCTTTGTAAAGGTTGGATCCGTGAGAACATCTACTATAAACTCCTTGGGTGTTTTGAACACATCTTTTTGTTCATAATCGTCCAGGTATGAAAAGAAGTCCCTAATATTCCCATTACACATCACAGCCGCATCTTCCGCCTTTGGGGAACGATCATCAGTGAGGGTCAGGATTTTATCTGGTTTATGCCTCGGTATAAATATGGTCTCAAAGTTTGGAAACATACACATAGTCACTGATGTGACAATGAGAGAACCACGGGTGAGTCTTTCTCCATCTGAGACACGTTCTATGAGACTTTTAAATTCTGGACTGTAATCCTCTATAAACGCATGCTTCCCTACCCCCTTTATAAATGTCAGGAAGGGGGACTTACTCTTGAGATGTTCCTGAAGGATCTCGAGGCTATTTGATTCGTTGAGAACCGCGTTGAGTATGTAAGTCTTCCCAACCCCCGAAGATCCACACACAAAGACATTCTTTCGCTCACGAATATACCTCTTCAATAGATCAATCTGCTTTGTGTGAAGTGTGTCAACGGGCTCCTCCTTTTTTTGTTCGATTATTGTAATGAAAGAATCCATTGATGATCTTACTAATCAAGCTATAGATTTGGTACTCGAGAACGACGCACTACAAGAACGTATCGTAAAACCTTTAAGAAAGAAAATTTTACCATATGCTGTGTGTGCGGGTTTGACAAATATGATTATGCTTATTCTTCTTGTGTACCTTGCTCGACGTCTGTCGGTTCTTCAGAGACCACTGATGTGAGTTCCATCTCCTCGAGGATCTTTGTCTTTTCATCATATTCCTGACTTGATTTTACGAGACCCCCAAGTGTAGCAAGTGGGCTTCTTTGTTTCAAATTAGTGAATCCAGACAACTTCAACTTGGGGATTGCCCGTACATCGAGGATTTCTGGTTTTGTAAAGACGCTATCGAGGGGATATTCCTTCTCAAAATCAAGGAGGATAGTTGATGGAACCGAGGGTGATTGTTCAATGAGACGATCATATTCAGTCTTACAGTTATTCACAAAGTCCAAACCATCTTGATTACGCTCTTCGCGCGCAAGGGACAATGTGAGACGAACATTTCTTGAGAGGAGTCCGTAAGAGAGTGCCGCTGCTTTGTGGTTCTCCATCAACTCATTGATCTTCAGGAATTGCATAATCGTCGCAATGAGACCCGCGATTAGATTCAGACCACCAATCACGGATGGCACCATACTACGCACTGATATAGGGAATTGTTCCTGAGCAAAGTTCGCAGTACCTGTGAGGGTGGAGAGCACAATAACAGGTAAAGTAAAACGCATACTCAATTTCTTATACATTATGAATGCCCTATGGTGCATATACCTGTAACACCCAGCGGACTCACCCCACTGTCTCAGTATATTTTCGTGTTGTTCGTTCCAGCTATCACGTCTATGTTCAAGCTCCTTTTGTTTGATAATTTGATCATCAAAAATTTCTTCGCTCATATTATTATAGATGAACATAATATTCTGGATTCATCTTATTTTTCTGATTGGTATTCTCGTCGTTCCCTTCACGAATGATCGTAGAAACTTGGAGTTCTACTCCATACTCATTCCATTTTTATTCTATCATTGGTCAGTCAACGATGACACATGTGCTTTAACGCAGGCTGAGATGTACGTGACTGGTCAGCAAAAAGAGGAAACTTTTATGCACCGAGTTGTCTCCCCCATATATAAGATGGAAGATAACGATGTAAATAACCTCACAAAGACCGTCTTCTTCTTTTTATGGGCATTCGTCCAATATCGCCTCGGTCGCTTTGATATGTTCATTGATGACCTAAGATTGGTAATGTCTGGTAAAACCCCCAAGTAAAATGCCCAACTGGCGTGAGGAGGAACTCACACGTCTCCGTAAGGAGTACAATTTCTATAAGGAGACTGAAATATTAGATGAAATCACGGGTTGTCTAAGATCAAAAACTTTAAAATTGATCATAGACTATCACGAACGCATGCTTGGTAACCTTAGTGATAACAATACTTACAATAATTATAAACATGCTTGACTACATTGATCCCAGTGGACACTCCATTATCGGTAACGGATACGTGATTAAACACCACATCACCGTTATCGACATGGACGAGCAAGCGTCTAAGTTCTCCTTCTGGCTCGATATATTCAAAAACATAACTGATGACATGTACATTAATCCCTTACCTAGGAAGCACATTAAGAAGTTTTACACAAATCTCAAAACTTTGAAGGGAGATTTCGTTGTTCAGATGAATGAAAAAGAAAGTCTTCAAAGAGTTGGGGATAAAGTTCACTATATTTATTAATAAGATGAACTGCTTGGTATAAAGTTTTGGGGCGAAGATCTCGTAGAACAAAAATGCAAGTCAAGGAACAAATTGTGGCGTTGGAGCGGGCGAAGGAGTTTCATCATGAAAAGTACCTCAATAATATCCAAGTCATTGATGACAAAATTGATAGAATTGAAAAACAATTAGAAAAAACAAAGTCCCAAGTAAAGCGTGATCTCCTCAAGCGTACATTAGACTGGTACGAGGAGGAAATTAACAAAATGGACGAAGCCGTTGATGTTGTCACAACCAAAATTGATTCTGAAATACAGAGACTTCAAGAGTTCATCAAGTCTGCTGAATTGAGACGTGAAAAGGAGAAGAAGTCTTTTGAATACAACATTGAAAATATTAGAAAATGTTGTAAGAACCGGAGTACAGCTACACTATTTGATGCCTTCGAATCCGTGGCAAATGCTCTTGAAATTATTAGAGCCGAAACTGGTCAAAAAAGTGGACAGAAATCCTAAAATTGTGATAGACAATCATACACAATGCGTCTGCAATATCATGTTTCCTCTCGTAGGGTATCTCTTCGTGGATGTAGTTCTCCATAATTGAGACAGTCCTCTCCTTACGCTCCTCGTAGTTTAAGTGTCTCATACCAAAATGTGTATGCATGCTCACAGGTGAAACCAACACAACTTTATCTTTGAACATGTAATGTAGAAGTACCTCAATGTTTGTGAAACCTCCAGGTGGTTGTCTCTCTATAAGTATAGTATCTGCCGCTTCAAATATAGACTTGTGATCATCTACAAATAAAGGAACAAGGTCAACGATGTCATTTGAATATATGTATTTGTAGTCCTCAAGGCTTACCTTTTTAAAGAACTCTACATTCACTTTGGGACCCTTACCACACTCAGCAAGGACGAGACCCATATTGTGGTACCCAATATCTATGGCCAGGATCTTCATCTCTTTATCTGAATAATAATCCTTAACTACTATAAATGAAGATTAAGAACAAGGCCAAGAACCAAATCTTAATGTCGGCGGTCGTTGTGCTTGCCCTCGTTTTGAGTTATATGTGGTTCAACCCCAAGGTGGTTGAAGTTCCAGTAGAGGTTCCAGTGATGCCTGTGCCACCACGACCAATACAGCGACGTGAGAGACGACGTGAACCAGA